ATCCGAGTGGTCATTAAAATCTTCGCCATCTTCGTTACTGCGTTTAAGTTGTTTGTTGTTGTCAGCAATAACCTGCTCAAGTAAATTAGAAACTGATAACAAACCTGTTTTTGTCAACTCACTGGCTTGTTGTTTTGTCACACCACCATTTTTCTTAAGGTGATCCCACAGATAATCAACTGCGAGACCATCTGTTATTGCAGAATACTCAGTGTGATTCGCAGCCATTATTTGCTCCAAGCAGATTTACGTGGGAAAGAAGAAGCAAAGCCAGAAGTGCCAACAGTAAAACCACGAGAGGTTTTTCCACTCATTTTAGATTTTGGATTTTTTGTTGGTTTGTAAACAGTGACTGTGCAATTATACACTGGGTCAACATAGGTGGTCAAAACATTACGAGGTTTTTTCATCATGAACTCCATATCAAGTTTATAGAATAATTATACTATAAACCCGAATATTTGTCAAGTATTAACCCTACAGGTTGTAGGGGATTGTATCCCCTATGCAGTAACGACTGGAATTGATATTGATTTCGTTTTAACCTTCGATTTTGCTGGTTGGTAATGATAATATGCACAATTCGTACATACGTTTTCTCTACCATTGGTTAGTAAACCGAGAGTCGCATCTCGTTTTCTTCTTTTTTCTAAAATTTGAAAATGCTTTTGTTTGTGTTCTAGTATTTCGGACAGAGGCTGTTTTGAGTAATCGCCCATAATGTCACTGAGTGGCTCTTCATCAAAAACAGATTCATATTTGTTATAATTATAATCAACATCATATAGATCACAGCACAAAGAAACTTTACCATCTGGTAGAAGAATTAATCTTTCTTCTAATGGGACACTCGCAGTTGGTTTATTTTGACACAACATTTTAGTTGGCCAAGTAGGATTTGTATTTTCATGATCAAACCTGCCACCAAGTGTTACTTTTAAAGGTTTATACTTGTTCACTAAATCCATGGTCGCATGCTTTCTATAAACAGCCGAAGTTTTTTCTGACCACCCAAGATCTTTATCAGTTCTTAGCGATTTATACTTTGACCCTTCGTTTGATACATTACTAACCCATTGTTGAAATGTCCAAACAGAAACTTGATGAGCTCCAATCTGTTTACCGAATTTTATGCAGTCCTCAATAGTGTGCACATTTTCATCGTGTAAAACAAATCCTACTGTTGTATTGATTTTAGAAGAAGAGTATGCTTTTACAGCTTCTATCGATTTTCTATATGCATCAGGACCACGGGTTAAGTTATTCATTTCCTCGAAAGGAGAATCAAAACTTACACAAACAGAATGAAGACCTGCTTTATTTTCTGGCTTTATACATTCTTCATATCCCTCTGCTCTTTGCCCATTAGTCACCATATGTGCGCCGATACCACGACTTTTAAATATTCTTAAAAATTCTCCGATATCTGGATGAACAGTAGGTTCTCCACCTGTCATTGTCCATTTAAGATTATTTCCTAATGCTCTGACATCATCAACAAATTTTGTAAAAAGATTAGTATCTAGATATCCACTAGCAAAAGTAGATCTCATGCAATGGCGACATCTCAAATCGCATTTTTTGGTAGGAACAACAAGTACTGCCATAATATCTCCTCATTTAAATTCTGTAGTATCTTTATCAACAATATATTCTAGCCAATTAACAGCTTCGTTTTGATCAGAAAAATATTTTGTATGAAATTCTGCTGTTTGTACATTTATTGCAACTATCATTACATATTTGTCATGATACACAGATGCTTTGAATAACCAGTTCGCTCTGCGAACAGTTACAAAAGAAATAAGTTTTCCGTATATTTTTGATTTTTGCATCAAAATATTTAGGGAGACCGAAGTCTCCCCAAATACTCAACCATGCGTTTCTTTATATTTTTTCAACGCTAGTTGCCTAGCCAACCATAATCTAAATTTTACATAATCAGAGAGGTCACTGTCATCAACGACGTTACTTCTGACTATTTCAGGACGACGATATGAAACATGTAACCAATCGTCCGTTTCATATTCTAACTCCTCACCAGTTAATGAATGAGTAATTAGAACTGGCTTAACATTACTTCTTAGCAGGTTCTGCTTTTTTGTCTTCTTTCTTAGCTGGTTGACTTTTGGCATCAGCTGGCTTTGAAGCTGCAGGTTTGGCTTCTTCTTTCTTAGCAGGTGCTGCTGGTGTCTGCGCGAAAACAGATGTTGCGAATAATGTTGCGAAAAGTGTAATTACGAATTTCATAATTGTCTCCTTAGACGTTGACGGTAAGAACCATTCTTACCTATTATATTAACGCTTGAACACTAAATTGCGTTGACATAAATTCTAAAATAAAAAGGAGAACCGAAGTTCTCCTTACTGCAAATCACTTTTGTTTTGGTTCTGATGCTTTACCATTAACCCAATCCCAATCATCATCAGTCATTGGAATCCAGTAAGTTACTTGCATCTGGAATATTCCTCCATGATCTGTGTTGCTTTTCTATGATCGCCTTGTCTGGCATGAAAAGCAGCAGCACGAGCATAGCCAAATCCCTTAAACAAGAGATAAGCATTTCTTAAAAATTTTTTCATGATGTTTTCTTTCTTGCTGCTTTCTTACTTTCCATTTCTAGGATTTCGTGTTCCTGTAGAAGTTGTGGATTGTTTTGTGCATGCAAAGAAACAGTTGTTGGTTCATCAGTAATATCAATCTGTCTTGGTTTCTTGTGTTCAGGAATAATACGCTCTAAGAAAATTTTCGCAATTCCTTTGTATAAGAATGCTTGTGTATCGTCTTTCGTTTCACCTTTGACAATAAGTTTATCGCCATCAAGTGTAATTTCTACATCTTGTTTACCGAAACCAGCTACTGCCAACTCAATGACGTATTTGTTTTCTTCTGCTTTGTAGATATTATATGGTGGATAGTTAGGAATATGTTTTGTTAAATCATCATGCATTTTTGCGAGACGATTAAACTGATCATCAAAACCAACAAAAACTTTGTCAAAATCTTTGAATGTGTTGCTCCATGGAGCAGGAATAAAATCGAGTCCCATAGTTCCCTCCTTACTTCTTTGTCGCTTTAGTGACTTGATCGGTAAGATCGTGTGCGGTTTTTGCTAGTGTTTTAGCAAACTCTGCGCCAGCATCAATTGCTGTTTGTAGGGGTTTACGGAATGCCTCTTCTGTTACGATTGTAGAGAGGACTTTAGACTGAGCACTTTGAATAGTGTCGATTGTTGAGTTGAAATACGCTATCATGGTTTTCTCCTTGTTAAGCGAGTTTATTAAAAATTGCTACCCCGAAGGCATAGCATGTTAAGTAGTCGGCTTTTATCGTAGTTACCGACTAACTACGTTCCCATCCCGATTGGGATAAAAATATTTATATCATTCTGAGACTTTTTCTGTCTCATCGTCTAAAATATTTTCTTGTTCCTTTAATGATTCATACTGAGGAAGTGCTTGCTGGCGAATTTTAACAACCAGTTCAGCAACCTTTACGTATGGTTGATCGCCCAATGCAGTCAAAATAGCATCTATTTCTTCAATTTTCAATTTAAGTTTAATCACTATAACTCCTATTATTTAAGTTCTTTTTACCAATATTATATTTTGGCACCAATTCCCACTCATCCTTTTCTTTAAAGGAAAGCACTTTTATCTGAGATAGTGATGCTTGTGGTTGAGCATCTTCATCCCGAATAATCTTAAGCAAACCCCAATCTTCTAAAAGAGAGGCTACAGTGTTTCTGCGTTCAATATCATTGTTAGTCAAATTAGACTCTTTTCCGTCTAATGCAAACAATTCCTTAAAATGAACGATGTAATATTTACCTTGTTTGTGTAAAATATGACATGACTGATACAATTTGCGCTCTTTTCTTGACGCAATACCAATTCTAGTCAATGTTTCCTTGACTTTTAAAAAATTGTCTGGTTCGGGTAAATTCACCTCGAGCATACTGTCTGGAGTCCAGTCATAGTAAACAGTCTCAACAGTCATAATTTTCCACCTTTTTCGAATTTTTGTTTTATCATAGTAAGTTGATCTTTTGATAATATGGAAAGAGCAACTTCTGCCTTTTCTCTACTATAATTGTAGTATTTCATTACCATAGTCAAATCGTCTCCAGTCTCTTTTTTGTGCCATTTGGAGAAACGCTTTTTCTTGGCAATACTATTTAGCAAATAATGAAATTGCCACTTTTTGGGGATATAATGGCGTAAATTCATCTCATTTGCTTGTAGGCAAGAATCAACAAAAAACGAAAGACCCTTATTTACAATGAAGGGTTCATAATCTTTCTGAAAAGATGGATCGTCCGATAAATCATCCTTTGTAAGGTTAATACAGTTTAAATAGTCAAATGGTGACATAGCGACCTCACTTGAACTTACAGCCAACCATAATCTCTGTCATTGCAGCAATATTATTCAGTTCTGAGTTCGCAACAAATGCAGCTTTGTATTGATAATCCGCGAGAATAAGAATAAGTTTAGGTACAGAGTTGGCGTCAAGATAATCGACCGCATTATCATACAAAAGAGAAAACAGCTGGGAAGTCTCAATGTCAGAGTTTTTAGCAATCCATTTGCGTGTGTTACCAAAATCTTTATCTTTTAAATAACCAATAAG